GATGGGGCTTACGGTCTCTGGCCTTTTCGTCTCAGAGAAATTGCCCCCCCTATACCTATATTGATTTTCAATTAGTTGTCTATTGTTTTGCAAACTTGATTTATTATACATAGTACTGTATATTGAATTAGTTAACTATTATAAGCATAGGTGATGAAGGACGTGAAGGGACATATCCATTTACCCTTATCTATTGTTCTTATTAGCTCCTTTGTAGTAATCTGACAGCAGGCGTATCGCAGTACCTTCTTCTGCACTCTCTGCCTCTAATGCCCTTAAATAGATGTTAGTTGTATTGATGTTTACATGACCCAACATTCCCTTTACATCCATTATGTTGGCGCCTGCCTTTAATGAGTTGATTGCAGCCGTATGTCTCAATGAGTGAGCAGTCATCTTCTTACTGTCAATACTGATTTTCCTTAGATAATGCTTAATGATCTTACTTACCGACAGCCTTGTGAAGCGCCCCTTGATGGATCCGTTATGATTAGCGAACATCCATAACCCTCCATCATTGCGACTAGCAAGGTAATCACGTACTGGCCTCCACACATCTTCGGGCACATTGATCTGTCTGTCCTTCTGTATGTGTCCCTTACCCTGTATGACTATATCATAACCACCTTTCTTTGATGGAGTAACATCAACTACATCCATCCTGCTTATCTCTACACACCTGACGCCTGTATTACACATCAGGTTAATGATTGCATAGTTTCGCTTACCCTGTATAGTTGTGCGGTTAATTGATGCAAGCAATTCATTAACCTGTTCGCCGCTAAGATACTCCTTGCGCACACCTGCATAGCGCTTTGGGGAGGTCACACCAGCTGCGACATTATCGTAAATTTGCTCTTCTTCAAGCCACTTAAAAAACTGCCTGACTGGCACCAAATAAGCATCGATCGTTGTTGCTGCCTTACCTGATTGTATGAGATGTTCTTTGTACGCGATTATATCTGAGCGCCTGGGATTACGAATATCCTCATTATTCCGGGTTAGCCAGGATATGAAAACATGCAGGTTTTCGCGATAGCGTTTTCTTGCAGTTTCTCTAATATCCTGGTTAGCCAAAAAACTATCCATTAGTTGCAATATGCTCTTATTGCTGTTCATGGTTGTTTTCTTCTATAGGAAGATTGTCGAAATTTTTTATTTCCACTATCCTTATTTCTGTTTTCGCGTTGCCCTTCAGTATATGTTCTACTTCGGCTCTTTTAATTTCAAGTGCATACGTTCTATTCATGCCATCAAGTGCATGAGATGCCTGCTCGGCAGTGCCCTCAGAAATTTCCCCATTCATAAGTTTGTCATAAACATCTGCATAAGAATGATAAACTGACTTTTGATTAACTGGTTTTTGTGTTCTCATTTTTCATAGTTTTTAATAATCGTTTGACTTTTATTTGCATTGCATAACTCATTATCAAATCATCTGGTATGCTTCCCCAACTAATTCCAAAAGCCTTATTTATTAGATGCTTAACATAGGTATTGGATATTTTCGCTATTCCTCTTAACTTGGTTTTTTTGCGATAACACTTTAGTTTATTCTGGTTATTCTTACCCCATGCCTTTCTTGTACTCTTTAATCGAATATAGATCTCATCTTTATTCTCCTTAAAGTAGTTTTTCCATTTTTCGGGGTGTGTTTTATATAAATCCCTTGATCGCTGCCTGTTTCTGTCTCTTAATTCGCTTTCAGCTAGCTTAATTCGGGTGCTTTTTACATAATGTTCCTGATAGTACTTTTTTGCAGTAACTGCAAGCGCTGACTTATTTTCTTCACGATATTTATTATCCCTTTTTGTCTGGCAATCAATACAGAGGTATTTTCTATACACATACACCTTACCGTTGCGAGTATCTTTATTGAGCCTAAATTCCTCGATAGGTTTTTCCGTATTGCATATACGGCAAACTTTTGTTTTTGGCGAGTTCATTCCGGCTTCTTTGTTATATGCACAATCACATCGCCTGTCTGGTAGTAGTTAATGTTACGGGTTAGCCTTAGCGTTCTGCCTATCGCCTTTAATTCAGGCTTTGCAAATATGCGGTAATCGCACACTGCAAACTTGATGACAAAGAGCCTCTTTCCTGATTCACTACTAAGCTTATCGGCCTTCTTTATAGTATTCATCCGTATGTTAATGTCGGTGCGGATCTGCTTTTTCTGTTTTCTGCGGAATGCCCAACGCTGGCAGGCAATTACAAAGTCAAATACTGGACTCATCTTTTTGTTTTAAATTGTTTTCTATCTCTCGAACTCTTTGCCTGATGACACTTTTTACACAGTGGCTGCCAGTTATGCTTATCCCAGGGATCTGCACACAGGTCCTTACTAACTATGTGGTCGGTAACCTCCGAAGGGACTACCATACCCTGAGCTGCACAGTGAGCGCATAAAGGATTTGCCTGTCGGAACACCCTGCTCTCTTGGGTCCAGCGAGCGGAATGGTAAAACGGGTCTCTCGATCTGAGGCTTACCGGTGCTACACTCAACCGTGGCGCACTCCATGGCCGTTTTTTGCTTTTTGGGATCTCCATAATGTTTTTCGTATAATTCATTGATTTCGCGTATGCTGTGCGCTGTTTTCTCACCGTGCATTACCGTTGCGTGATCAACACCCACAAGGCTGCCTATTTCTGCGTAGCTCGCTTTTGTGGTCTCCCGGCAACGGCGGTAATATATTCGCCTGGCGTCAACAATTTCACGCTCGCGGGTTTTACTTTTTAGTTGCGACACCTGTAAATTAAGCTTACGGGCAACATCATTAAGCACACTAACCGGATCGCTGTAAACCTTCTCGAGCTCTACAACCGGAATACGCATATAGACCAGATCCTTCGAGTGTACAATGCGCTCAATAACGTTCAGCATAACCTGGTCGATGCCGAAATTTACAAACATCAGAGCAGCATCAACAAGCGGAAGCATGCGACTGACAAACTCATCCTGGTTAAGGTTGGTTTCGTCGTAATGAGACGGAGTAAGCGGCATATAACCCGCAGCAATAGCCTTATCGATACACATGTTCAGATACAGGTGACGGTTAACCGTGTTTTCGAGCTTCGGAATAAGTAGCAGTGCTGTTTTCATGCTGTTGCGGTTTTACTCATACCTTTAAAAAATCTGCCCGTTTTTGCTTCAGATGTGTTCAGAATATTCTCGAGCAGCTCATATTTCTGAAGCAGGTGCTGAGCCTCCTCATGCAGCCGCTCGAGCTCTGCGCTCTTTTTGCGCGACTTCATAAGCGCATTTTCCTTCTCCTGAAGCTCGTTGAGCTCGGCATCAAGATCAGCCAGGCTGCTCTGCAGGCGTTTCTTCAGAACAGCCTCGCCGCCCTGGTTGTAATCGTCGAGCGAATAGCCGTGCACTTCAACAAAACGCTTCAGGAAGATAATCCATAGCCTGTCGACTGCACGCAGCTGGTCATCGGTTTTGCGTGGAAGCTTGTTGAATTCAAGTTCAATGTTCTGAAAATTGACTTCGTTTATTTCGTCGTTGTTAACTTTCGTTTCAATAGCTGCAAAGCCAAGGCGAAAGTTAAGCTCATCCTGTTTGCGGAAAATGCCCGACATTAACAGCCAGAAGAAAAACATGCAGGCAGCGCACATTACGCACATAAAAATGCCCACCCAGGGTATTGTTGTTATTGTTTCCATAGCTTAACGGCCAAATACCTGTAAAACAAACATTATTGAGCCTGCAATGAGGGCAATTACGCCAAATGTGCACAGCGCGGCGAGACTCATAATCAGAATCGCCTTATTGTTTTCGTAGTTCTCGCCATCGTTATAGCGCGGATCGGGGTGCTGCTCTTTCATATCATTTCGGGTTTTAGTTCGGTGAATGAATATCCTTTTTTGAACGCGGCCACAATGGCATCGAGCGTCAAACGGTCGTAAAGCTCATCGGGCATGGGGCAGTGTGCAATTTTCCAGTGAAGTGCCACCCCGTAAATAGTGCTGTTTTTCTGCTGCATCCTGAACGAGCGTTCCTCATCGGCACGGCGGCGGCTGTCTGTTTTGCTCACCTGTTCAACCTGCAGTATTGTGTGTTTTTCGAACATGGCGTTCATCCAGGTGCACACGTTGCGAACGGTGAAACGTGTTGTTCCGCCCAACTCGCCCATGGCGCCGCGGGTGAAGCCTTCCATAACCAGGTGAAACGGCATCCACTTGTATTTCTGGCTTTTCAGTATGTGAACAATTGCCCCGGTGGTTTTTGTTGTAATTGCAAAGTCGGTTTCGGTTGCCATCATAAACACTGCATTGGCGGTGAGCTCGGCAATCATTTCGGTGATGTTGATATCGGGAATATCTTTGCACATTATGGCAGAATACGCTGAGAAATGACTACTTGACAATTGCATCGGTTTGTGTGTTTATGGGGTTTTTAGCAAAGTACTCGCGCTGCTCGCGTATCATTTTCTGAACAGGATCCTCACCTGGTACCGGTGCCGCGGTGCGCGGAGTGCGCTGTTCCCAGGTGCGAACTGCTGCCTGCCAGTCTTTCATGCGTTCTTTTCCTATCATCCAGCCTTTCGATTCGTAGAAGGCAAAAAATGCAGCAGGGTCAATGTGACTTTTTCGTTCAGAACAATAAGCCGAAAGGATTTCAAAAGAGGGGGGAATAGTTTTATTTATTTTCTTATCTTCTCTATTCTTTTCTACTATACTCTTCTCTTCTCTTCTCTTCTCTTCTAGTTGAGATGTGTTGCAACGTTGTTGAACGTCTGTTGCAACAGTGTTGACTTGGAGAAGCGCTTTTTGTGCTTTTGCCATAGCCGATTTTTTCCCTGCTTCGCTTTTCTTTTGCCGATACATGTCTAGCGATAACATTCTGTCCATCAGTGAAAGGCTGAAAAAAAGTTCATCGTTTTCAATCGAGAATAATCCAAACGATAAAACAACAACCTTCATTTTTTCGCCGCTTGTATTGTAACGCCTCCCCAAAATAGAAAGCATTTCGAGCGGATATTTATATTCGGGCTGATTTCGGAGAGTTTCAATAAGAATCCAGTAAATGCCATATCCTTCAAGTCCGAGCTGATCAATCAGCTTCATACACTTCGGATCGTCCTTTGCATCACTATCGTGCGAAAACCAAAACGAGTCTTTTTTCATTGTTAATAACTTTTAAAACATTAACCCAACATGCACTGCAACTTCACCCTTAAGCGGATCGTAAGCAGCGCCAAACTTGTACTTACGCCGGTATAAACATTCCATACCGGCTTCGGCCGATAACATACTGAGGGCCAGCGGAGGTAAAACCCTTGTAACACCTGTGTACCGGTGCCCGCTTATGCCTGCAAAAAGGGTGTTCTGCCAGGTGCGGTCGTAGGTTTTAAGGTACCACACAAAGCCCGCAGTTATTTTAACATGTCGGTTAATAACTTTTTGTCCGTACATGTGATAATTGCCCGTAGCTGCTACAAGGTAGCCTCCGTGTTTTCCGGCTTCAAGGTCGAAACGGAGCCCGGCACCCTTGTTGAGTGGTTCGTACTGAAGCGAAATTCCTTTGCGCTGGGCACACAAAACAGTGCATAAGCAGAGGGCCAAAATTGTCATTTTCGCTTTCATGATTACCCCTCCAGCGCTTTGTGTTGTTTTGGAATAAACAGGGCAGGGCTTGTAAGAACCTGGTCGGAGCCCTGAAGCTTCAGGAACTCGTTTTGCACTTTTGCGCCGTTAATAAGTGTTTGTGCGCAGTCGGCTATAGCCTTTGCCTTATCGGTTGTCATTCCGGCATCGCCGTCGATCAGCAGTTCAATAGTCATGAACAGATGATTATTAAGATCCTCAATGCTGTTTCGTGCCATTTTCAATAGTTCTGTTAAGTTTTTTGATTAGTTTCATTGCCTGCCGCAGCCCCTCGGGGTATTGCTGTATTGTGTTGCGACGCATAAGCTCTTCGCGTGTAACGAGCTCGAGGTTGGTAACATCGCAGTTACTACGGTCGGGCGTTTTGAACACCACACAGCAACCTTCGGCAATGGGGCCGTGCTGCCTCTCCCAGCTGTATACATGCAGAGGTACCCACTGGCTTTTAGCTATGCGTATAAACATGTAGCTGTGACCGTTTTTATCTCTACGACAGCGCACATCGCCGTTTGTGGCTGTGTTGTGTGGAATTAACCCTTTTTTAAACGAATTGCGCATAACCCTTTCAATAACCTCAGGCTTTACATAATCGGCCATCTTTTTGCCCTTGTTGAAAGGAGTGTGACCTTTTTTGAAACGTGCCTGCACTCCCTTTTCGGTTTGCTTCTTTATGCGCCCGCTGTATGATGATGCCAGGTACTCAGCGTTCTTTTTTAACCCCATGTTGCCAGCCAGCGAGTAAATAGCCTGTACCGAGCGGCCAAGCTCGTGGGCAATATGTTCCGACGAGTGCCCGGGGTACATATTGGCCACAAACTCTATTTCAGCGGGGGTCCAGGTTTTTCGGCTCATAACTGAATACGCTGACCGTTAATAACGAGGTTTATTTCGATATCGATAGGTATGCTGGTACGCAGCTGGCCGGTGAGCGGGTGAACAGCATCGGGATAAATGGCTGCCGACTCCATACGCGAAATCTGTTCCTGAAGGCTCTTAATAGTCTCCTGGCTGCTGCCGTATGCACGCTGCCAGTAATCAGCATCGGGGGCAACGGTTGAGTTTACAATGCCATCATCGTCGAAGCTTATGGGAGCCATAGCCGGCCTTTTGCCCAGCAGGGTGTTCATAGCCGAGAACTCATCATCGTCGACATACAAATCAGCGCGCCCGGCTTCATTAGTGTGTGACGTTTCAATAGCCTTGTTAACTGCATTAACAACATCGGGGCTGAGTACGCGCTTAACCTCTTCATCCTTCTGCTTTTTAGGCGGACGAACATAAATAGCCTCGCCATCAGGGATAACGAACTCCGAAAGCTTCTGGCGTTCGTTGTGCCATTCCTCGAGCCGCAGCCATGGTGTTTTGCCCATAGCATCCCAGCTCTTTTCGTTAAGGGCCATGCTCACATACGCGGGGTTAAGGTTCAGATACTTTGCTGCCTGGCCAGTGTGCAGCTCCTCGCGTGCCATTGCCTCGCGAAGCGCGTCGGAGATCTGTTTTTTGTCTTTAGGGTTCATATAGATTAGTTTAAGTCATCTTCAAACAAAACCGGCATATCGTAATACCGGGCGAGCTGCAGCTCAATTTTTGCACCTTCGCTGAACATGTAATCGCGGAGCATAAGAATGGCATCGCATTGCTCGTTAAACAGTGGCAGAAGTATTGTCATTGCCTGGCGCCGGGTAGCAGTGGGAGGTACTATTCCGAGCGGATTAAGAACCTTGTAGTTCAATGCCTTTGCCAGGCGAACACCGCGGTCGAAATTCATAACGGCACGTTCGTAAGGGATGCCTGTTACCTGCCCTGCCAGGTATATTGTTTTTTGTCCGTTATTCATACCAGGCGGTTTTTTATTACATGTTCAACATCGTTACGGTTAACCAGGCGAACGCCGTTAACTTTATCGTGGTTCTTTGCACGGGTGCGTACAAGGCGCTGGCATATTGCCTTCTCGAGCTTTATGCGGCCCATGGCTGTTGGGTCGATTTTAGTGGCAGCGTTAAACGAGATCCACTCCGAGCGCACAGGCTTGTGTTTTACCCCTATCTGCTCGAGGGTGTTGCGTACAACTGAAAATATGATGGTATTCAGTTCCGATTCGGTTATAGTCATTGTGCGGTCCATCTTAAAAAAGTGTATCATTAAGAACCACAGGCATAATTGCTCCGAGCTGATTATCAATACCTGGAACATCGACCAGGATAGATGATTCTTTACCGGAAAAAGTAAGCCTTAATGCGCCGGAAGGGCTGTGGAAAGCTTTTGCAAGTTTTGCAAGTTTTATCGGGTTAACACCTATAAAACTAACTGGTTGATCTGGACGCGCAGAAAGTACAGATTCAAAATTTAAAAAAGGAGATTCGTCGTTGAAAAAATCAAAAAAAGCTGAACACCCATCCGATGACTTGCAAGCTATACCATTATCAAAGCATTCAGCCGTATCAAATTGCATTATAGCTTTATAGTTATCGCGATGCAGCCTTTTCCCGTTCAATAATTCAGGATGAATTACAAAATGATATTCAAGGCTTTGTTTTATTACTATACAGCCGTCGGTTGCATAAGCGTACTCGTTATGAAAATGAATACAACATAAAGTAGGACGAAGATCATCATCAGAACATACCTCGTATAACTTGGTATTAAAGTTTAAGCGATCCATATGTTTAGTTTAAAAAAAGTTTAGTATTATCAAAATTCACCGGGTCGATAAAGTGTGTCAACAGCCGTTTTATTTTGCCACTGGCCTTCATGGGTGGACAGTGGTAAAGAGCCATTTTATAAAGCTTAATGCGGAGTGTCTCGCGGCGGATCTTGCGGAGCTCGTCGCTAAAACTTATCAGTAATGTG